TACTCGGCGGTCAGCTTCCTCGAGCGATGTTGCCAGCGGGAAACTCTCGGACGCCACGCGGGCTGCCTCAACCGTAATACGTCTGGCCTCGACGGTGGCCGGATCGTATTCTGCATCGGCGCGCACCACCTGCCATTTGAGGGCTTGCGGGAGTTCGGTTTCTTGTCCCCGGGTCAGCTCCATGACGTCACCCGCTTGGGCCACCATATTGTCCGGCGCGATCGTCGCCACCGCCGTCTGCCCGCGCGTGACAAACCGGATCACCCCGCCGCTTTCCACCGCATCAAAGCCAAAGTGCCGTGCCAACACCGAAATAGACGCCCGCGGGCTTTCCAGCGCGGTGATGGTAAACCCGGCGACGATGTCGGAAAGCTGGCTTACATCGATCAGGCTGGCATCAAGCCCGGCGCGCGCGCACAGCTCCCGCACCAGTGCGGCCAGCCCGACCGCGCCAAGCCGCCCGTTCAGCCAATGCCCGAGCCGCCAGTTCGGCACATCGGCCCAGACATCCGCGCGCGCCGGAAAGTCGGGGAACGGGCGCGCATCCCACGTCCAGACCGCGGCCTCGGTCATGTCGATCATCGTGCCGGAATAACCCGTGCTCGCCGGGTTGTTGGCCGCGTCCCCCCAATAGGCAAGCATCGCGCGCAGATATTGGCGCTGGATCGCCTCATCCTGCCAGCCCCGGGAAAAATACGGCAACGCGCTCTCGGCCGACTTCGGGTCATAAAACACGTTTGGCTGGTTGGGCCCGCGATCAACCGCCGGACAGCCAAGCTCGGTGAAGCGGATCGGCTTACTTCGCGGCACCCATGCGGTGGGCGTGGCGCTTTCCACGCCACCCGGGCGGTCGTAATGCGCGTTTGACCACCACGACCGGATATCCTTGGGGCGAAACACCCAGGGCTTGGCATATGCGGTGTCGGTGATGGTCGTCCGGATCTGTGCCGTACGATCCGCATCGCTCGCGTAAAACCAGTCAAATTGCTCGCCGCCCTCGATGTTGCTGCGCAAATAGCCAAGATCATGAATGCCGGACCAGCCCGCTTGTGCATCGGCATGTGTGGTGCCATCACGCCAATCGCTTACGGGCAGGTAATTATCAACACCGACAAAATGCACATCGTTTGATGCCCACAGCGGATCAAGATGAAACAGCACATCGCCCGAGCCATCGTTCGGATGGTGGCCGAAATACTCGCTCCAGTCGGCGGCATAACCGACAAAGCCCGAGAGCGCGTGGGTGGTCGGCGTCGTCAACTGAAACGCAAAGTTCGAGGCGACAATGCCGTCGGTGATGATGATCTGAAACTGGATCCAGCGGGAACCGGCGGGCAAGGTGCCGGAGCCGCTGGTGGTGTTGGTGGCAACGCTCACGCTGGTGTCGGCCGCCACATCAAGGATCAGTGGCGCAAACGGGTGCGGGAAACCGGTATCCGGTGCGCCGTTCAAATCCGGCAGGCCAAAGGCGCGGATGCGCAAACGCGGCCCGCCCCATGCCCGGGCTTGATCGCCCGAAACCGAGAGCGTGACATTGCCCGCATCAATATCGGCCGCCGTAATCCCCGCCGCGATTACGTCAACGCAATGATAAAGCGTGCGGCCCGAAACCGGCCCCGTATCGATTGTGCCTGCGGTGACTGTTGGCAGCGGGCTTTGCCAGCCCTCCCATAGGAGCGCGGGCGCATGCAGAACCCCGGAAAGATCATCGCCGGGATAGGCGACCAGTTGCAGGGTGGTGAAATCCACCGGCAGATTGGCAATCCCCGTCGAGACGGTGACGAGATTGGCAACGTCGCTCGCCAGCGTTTTCATCGCCGCAACAGCGGGATAGCTGGTGGCACCATTGCGGATCTGCGTGAGACCTTTGAGTTCCGAACCGAGCAGGAAGGCATCAACCCCACCGGCGGCGGCACAGAGATGCGCGTAATGGAGGATAAAACGCCGATAGCCCCAGTCATTGCCGCCGGTCCAGCTGACCGTTTCGCCGGAAACATTGAAATCCGCCGCACCAGCCGCGCCGAAAAACGCCGAAACTTGCGTTGCCGCCGATGCCGTTTTGTCGACCGTGCCGAGATATCCCGCCGCTGGCGAGCAAGTAATGCGGCCCCGCCAGGGGTATTTGTCCTGCCCAATGGTGGCCGCGTTATCGCTGTAAGGGTTCGGCCGCGCATTCCCGGCCGGAATATCCATCAGCAGGAATGGATAGAACGTGACGCGCAGACCGCGTGCCTTGATCTCCTTGATGGCCTCGACGATGGTCGTATCCGAGGGCGTGCCGCCATAGGCGAGCTTGCCGTTTGTATCCAGGCTGATCTGGTGGGCGGCTGTGCGCGCGAGGCCATTGACAGCCCAACTCACAGGCGTCGTCACCTTGGTGGCATTCTCGACGCCTGGCATGATCTCCGAGTTTCCGGCGCTGAGATCGAGGCCAAACCAGCTCACCACCAGCGAAACGCTTTCGATATGCGGAGCGCTCGCCTGCAATTGATCGAGCGCGGCGACAATGTCCGGCACGCCATTGGTGGTGTGGACGTTCTCGGAGGCGGAATTGCCGCCAGTCCCCCGGGTGACCGGCGTTGTCCCGTATTGAAACTCGCCCGTCGCAGGGATCATGGTCACGGCCTTGATCAGCCCCTCGGCAGTGTCCGGTGCATCGATTGGGCGAAAGACCTCGAAGGAGAGCTGCGGGATGCGGTTGCCGAACGGCGTGAGGTCAAGTTCCTCGACCATCACATAGGCGGTACCGCGATAGGCCGGAGCATTGCCCGCGCCCATTTTAGTGGCAATAAACGGGTCAGGAGCCTGCGCCTCATCGCCGGTGTAAAGCCGCCATGTGGCGCCTGTCAGATCAAGCGCCTTTCCATCGGCCCAAACGCGGCCAATGCCGGAAATCGGACCTTCGCAAAGGGCGACAGCGAAAGATGCGGTATAGAGATAGCTGGTGGTCGTGACCTTCGGCCCGCCACCCTTGCCGCCTTGGCTGGTCGTATTGACGGTTTCGGTAAAATCCGTCGCCCAGATGATATTGCCGCCGAGCCGCATGCGCCCGTAAACGCGGGGAATGACGGCCCCCTCGGTTGACGTGGTGACCGTGAGGTTCTGGAGCCGCTGGCCCTCGATCCGCTGGGCGGGTGCGAGCGAGGACACAATCCAGCTGTCCACCATGGAGCCCGCGATCTGCCCGACGGCCCCACCGATGGTGGCGGCGGATACGCCAAGGACGCTGCCGCCGATGGCCCCGCCAAGGGCGGAACCGGCAGAAGCCAGAAGAATGGAGGCCATGGATTAAGGCTTTCTGTTCTTGGTTGGAAAGCGGAAGGCAAAAGCAATGCGGCGCTGCCAAGCCGGGGTCAGCTCCTGCTCGATCACGCCGGTGCGTTCATAGGCGTGGATGAAGTGGGTGTGCGGCGAAAGGATTCCAGCGTGTTTGGCAATCGCTCCAGCGCGCATGCGAAACAGCACGACATCGCCGGTACGGGCGTTCTCAACCGACAGCTCGACCATGGCGGCCCGTGCGGCCTCGGCCAGAACCTCGACGGGACCGGTCTCGCCCCAGTCGCGGGAATAGGGCGGCACCGGCATTGGTTCCGGCCCCACCACCTCGCGCCAGACGCCCCGAATGAGGCCGAGGCAATCGCAGCCCACACCGCGAAGGCTGGCCTGGTCGTGGTAAGGTGTGCCTATCCAGCGGCGGGCCGCTTTGATGAGGCGGGTGGGCGCGGTATTGGCTCTCGCGCATTGCTGCGCATTGCGCTGCCGCCCGCCGTTTCCGCTGGAAACGTCGTTCATAATACTGTCCCCGCATTGGCATCGCCCTTGGCGGCATAGCGGATAATCGTGTCCTGTCCTGGAATGTGCGGGAACCCCCGGAAATTGACCGCGTTGGTGAACTTTGCTTTGCAGGTCGCGAAGGTCTTGCCGCAGCCCGCGGTAATCGTGAAGGCATCGGTCGCGCGCATCCCGCGCACCGGTTTTTCAAGCAGCGTGATGGTGGCGATTGCCCCTGCAAGCGCATGTGTCAGCACTTCGGCCGAGCGACCGGCATTGGCGCCGCTGCTCCATGTCACCAGCCCGAGCGCGAACCATCCATCGCTGAATGCGGTCAGGCCGGAACTCGTGAAGGCCCGATCCCCGACAGGACTTGCCACGCGGCCACTGCCTTTGAACGCCGGATCATTGAGATTAACACCGCAGCGGGCATCGCCCAATGCCGCATCGCATGTGGCCTGAAACGTCCGCCCGACGGTCTGGCCTAAAACATGGGCAAGCGAGCGCATCTCGGCGACGAAATGCAAGCGCCCGCGCCGAACCTGCCCGATCGCGCCCCGGCGCATCATCACCCGCTGCGCGGTGTCGGTCCAATTCACCCGCCAGATTTCCACGGCCGCATTGTCCCAGCGGCCATCAAGAATGTCGGTCTCGGTAATGGTGGTGGCGGTCAGCACCCCGATGGCATCTTGGCTGTCCACCGACAGATCGGACCCGCTGCGGATTTCCGAGGCTGCAAAGCCGCTTTCGGGGGTGAAGGTGGTGCCGAGAAACGTGAGCGGCAGGTCGTGATCGGTGAAGCCGAACACCTGCCCGTCGGCGCGGGTGAGCCGCCAGCACCAAGAGAGCGTCGTCGTGCCGGAATCAAGGTGGGTTTGCAGCGTTGCAGGAAGGGTTTTCATCGCCGCACCTCGATCAAGGGAATGGTAGTGATCGACCCGAGCCGCTCGATATCATGGGTGACGTCGAGCCGGTCGGTGTCAAAGCGTACCGGCACGTCGAATTCAAACCCGGCTGTGATGGCCGCGCCATTGGCCGGGGCGGTGGCGAAGGTGATGAGGCCGGTTGTCGTGTCCACCGACCAGCCTGTGTTTTGCACAGTTCCGCCCAGCGCCACCACCACGGTTCCAGCGACGGGCTTGGTAATGGTGCGGGTCCATGTCTGCGCGCCCGAGGTGTAGGATTTCACCAATTGAAACGCCGTCGTAACCCCGTCACCGTTGCCGATGCTCTGATCGCTCGCCGCAGGCGTGCTCGACGGCAGACAGGATTTATAGTCGCCCCAGTCCCTCCAGCGAAAGCCGTAAAGCCGCCCGTTGCGCGCCTCAAAGAACGCGACGACCGCTGCCAGATCATCCGTGCGGCGAACCCCATAAGCTGCATCATAGCGCCGTCGCGAATTGGCCCAGCTGGCGTTGCGCTCCTCATCGCCCGAGGATAGTTCGACGATCTGGGTGCGCCGTTCGGGGCCGCCGCGCGCGCCCCGGCTGATATTGTCGGGAAAACGAATTTCGTGAAAAGCCATCAGGTCTTGTCCTCATGCCAGAGCTTCAGGCCCCGAAGTTCAAGGGTGACCGTGACTGTCATGGGACCAGAAGCATCTGCGCGCAAAACGAACGCCTTTTGCCCCTGGACCACTCTGCCGCTATCTGCGTGAACCAGCGCGAGGAATGTTTGCCCCGGCGCACGCTCGATTTCCCTGATTGCGAATTTGTGGCGCATTACATCCCCCTCCGGCCCATCGCCACGGCACGCGCAATATCGGCCGAGACCTGTGTGCGCGATTGCCGGAAGCTCTCGGCATCGCGGGTCTGGATGTTGATGGTGATCGGTGCAGTTTGACCTGTGCCTGCGGCGACCTCGCGACGCGACAACACGCGCTCGCCCCTTTGCAGGATGGCGGGCACTTCGTTTGGCTTGAGACCCGCCCAGCCGCCGGAATGCAGGCGGGGCGCCCCTGCAAAGGCCATGGCCGGAACTTGGCGGACTGGTGCCGTTCCCCCAACCATGCCGCCTGCATGATGCACGGAGGCAAAAATCCCTCCCATATTGCCCAGCGCCCCCGACAACACATTCGCCAGCGGCCCAAGAATAAACTTTCGCGCCGACAGCTTGGCCATATCGGCCAACATCGACGTCACCATCGAGCGAAAATCCAACTTGCCGGTTTTCACGAACTGCCCGATGGCACTCTCGGCATTGGAAAACGCGCCCGTCAAACTATCCCCGAGGCCCTTGCCAATGTCTGACGCCTTGGTGGCGTAATCTTTCAGCGAGGTGACCGCGCTCGCCCAAGCGGATTTGGCAATATCAGCGGCTTTCTTCGCGGCGCCGCCAGCCTTGGCAATTGTTTTGGCCACGGTGGCCGCTGCCGTGCCAGCATCGGTCGTGGCCGTCTTGGCATCCTCACCAGCGGTTTTGACCGCATCGCCCAGCGCCTTGATTGATTTGAGCGGGGCTTTCGCCGCATCGGCGGCCGCCACCGCCGATACCGCCAACCCATCAGCCTTGTCCTTTGCCGCCGAAGCCGCCGCCGCCATTTCATAATAGGCCGAGCCTGCATCAATCGCCGCCCCACCGATGGTGATGGATAAGGCACCCATCCCCGGCAAGCCCTTTATGCTGGCCGCGATCTTGTGCATGAAATCCGCCCATTTTCTCTGGATCCCCGCCAGCATCCTGAGCCATCCGGCCTCGATCGTCGTCCAGACCGTGGCGAGCACGAGTCCGAGCGATTTACCGCCAAGCTTGATCCGGTCCCAGACTTCCACCGCGAGGTTTTTCAGGAGGCCCAGTGCAAAGCCAAAGCCGCCGGCACCTTTCACCAGGCGGCCAAACCAATAGAGCAACTCGCCCGCGCCAACGATCAGCGCGCCGATGCCGGTGCGGATGATAGCGCCGCGCAGGACAGCGAGCGACAGGGATACGCCGCGAATGCCGAGAACGGCACTGGCGAGTGAAACGACCAGTTTACCTGCCATAAATGTAGCAAAGGATCCCAATATAATAACAACTTGGTCAAGATTGTTAAACAAGACCTTGATGGCGCGTCCCAGCGGTCCGGTCACTTTGCCAAACGAGGCCAAGGCATCGGCCACCGCCTGCAATGCCGGAGCCGCTGCCACCGCCAGTTGGTTGGAAATGCCGCGCCACAACAGCCCCATTCGCGAGAGGGCATCATTGGTGCGCTGGATTTGCGCGGCGTCTTTCTCGGACACAGCCACACCAAAATCCTTCACGTCCTTGGTGGCTTGGCGCAGGGTAGCACTATCGATGCGGGTAAAGATCAGCCCAGCGCGGGCGCCGAAGATCTGCGAGGCCACCGCCGCCTGTTCTGCTGCCGGGATGAACTTCTGGATCGCGTCCTGAATCTTGATCATCTTCTGATCGATCGGCAGTTTGGAAAGATCGGTCGCTGACAGGTGCAACGCCTGTAGCGCCTTGACCGCTGGACCAGTTCCGTGAGCCGCCTGGCTGAGGCTTTTGGTCATCATGATTGTGGCTTGCGAGACCTCGCCCTGCGAGACGCCAGCGAGTTCCGCCGCCCGTGTCAGCACCTGCATCGAGGCGGTCGTGGTGCGCAAACTAGCGGCGAGCTTGGCCTGCTCGTCGATGGTGGTCAGACTCGAGCGCACCATCGTGATGCCTGCCGCCGCGGCCGCTGCGGCCATCACACCAACCGCGATCTTGGCCCGGCGCGCGAACTTCGCCAGCTTCGCGTTGGCGATTTCCATCTCGCGCGAGGCTTTGCCAAAACCCTTTTTGCCGGCATCGCCAATGCCGGTCAGCTCCGCGCGCACCTGCTTGCCGCCAACTGCCGCAAGGCGGACGGAAACGCGTTTTGTTGTCATCTGTCTGGTTCCTTCGCGTTTGGCGATTTACGTTCTGGCGAGACTTGATAAATGTATCATATTGTGATACACATACATTCATGATCATCAGCATCAGAGGCAAACTGGCCGCAAATGCCGTCAACGACCGCTACGGCAAGGGCTTTCCCGCCAGTCTGGTGAAGCGAACCCGCGCCATGTTTTCGGCTCTCGATGCGGCGCGTGTTCTTGAGGATCTGCGGTTTCCCCCGGGAAACCACCTTGAAGAATTGAAAGGCGATCGTGCCGGCCAGCATTCGATCAGGATCAACGGCCAGTGGCGCATCTGCTTTCTCTGGACCGAACAAGGTCCGGCTGATGTCGAGATCATGGATTACCATTGATGGGCGCAGAGAAAGGACGACCGATGAGCATGCTGAAAAACCCGTCCCACCCGGGTGAAGTCCTGAAGGAACTCTACCTTGACCCGCTGGAGATGAGCGCCATTACCCTGGCCAAACGCTTGAACGTCCCGCGCACCCGAATCGAGCGGCTAATCAGGGGTCAGACGTCACTGACCGCCGACACGGCGATGCGCCTTGCGACCTTCTTTGGCAATACACCCGAGTTCTGGCTGAACCTGCAACGTGGCCGGGATCTGGCCAAGGCGCGTAACGCCGTAGATGTCTCAGATATCGTTCCGCTGAAAGTCGCCTGACTCCATCTGCTCGTTCAATTTTGTTACCATCACCGCCTCGATCGCGGGCAGGAGTTCTGCGACCGGCGCGGGATCAATCCCGAGTGCAGCCGCAAGAACCAGCGCCGCCGACATATCCCAGCCAATGATGCCGCCCGCCGACGTGATCCGCATTTGCCCTCCAAGACGACCGACCAAATCCCACACCTGCACACCCTCGAGAGTCTGTGGCGCATTCAGCGCTTGCGGGCAGTCTTCGCAGGTTTTCGAGCAGGCTTCGCAATAGTCTCCGCCCCCGCCGAAGATCCATTCGGCAAGGGCGGTGAGACGTTTTTTTCCTGTTCCAGCACCAGACCCTTGGCGACGTAATCGGTTTGAAACGCCTCGAAGAGCGGCCAGATGTCCAGCAGCGCATCGATGGCTTTGGGGCTCACGGGGATGACGTTGCCGTCCGCATCCCCGACGCCGTCCCAGTCGAGCAGGGTGACGCGGGCCAGCGCCTTGGCAAAGGCGAGCGCGCTTACTTCATCGCTCGCGTCTTCGGGAAGCGCGGCAATGGCGGGGTCGTTTCTGGCCGCCACCATCATGGCGGTGGTCAGGGGTCCAAGCAACACTCGCACCCCATGGCCAAGGTCCAGCCATTTGGGTTCGTTTGAAAGATCAAGTTTCAGCATGGTCAGTAACTCCCAACAGTGTTTTTGAGGACAACAGTGCACATCTGCCCGGCCACGGAATCGTAAGCTGCCTGCCAGTCAAAGCTGACCTGAATGCCCTGGGGTCCGTCGATTGTGGCCCGGGGCCGTGGTAGGTAGACCGCGTGGGCTGTAATTGTCAGACTGACATTGGCGGAGATCGTGTAAGAGAACTCGAGCGCCGCCGCCGTCCCGTTCAGCGCCTGATCCATCAGCGTGGTATCAGCAAAGC